GATCCGACAGACTGGGAAAAGAGTTTTGAAACGGGCAAACGCGAGAAAAGGGAGGCATAAAACCTCCCTCTTTTTATATCTCCTCCAACTCTACAACCCATCCACGGCCGAATCCGTATTTTACCGTTGTCTCTTGGTACACATTCAGCACCTTGAACCTGGAGCCAGCACGAAAGACGATCTCATCCTCACTTGCATAGTGCGATATAGCCTTAACATCCACGCCGCGTTTACTCTTGATCACCAGCATAAGATTGTCGCCGAAAATTTCGGTGCGGTCGATCCTCGTTGTGGAGGACATGAATGCCTTATTCACATACGGCTGGCCAGAGGCTATACACGATTTCATTTCGTGGATATACTTATCCAGCTTCATAGGGTCGAAACTTATGCCAGAGAATACCGTGCCCTCAAACCTGGGCATCTTTTCCAGAGCTGCGTTACATGCCGGATAATACTTTTGGCATAGGCCGTCGTAGTCCTCCACCTTTCCAAAATACTCATCCACCACTCCATAGCCATAGTTGTTGCACCACTTTGAACCGTAGGTGTAGCGGTTGATCAGAGCCAGTTCATCTACTGGTATGCCCGTTTTTTTGCTGTACGTCTCCATCGCACTGGCCTCGCTACTGAACCTCTGCCATCGGCCGCCAATCGGGTTATTCCCCTTTCGGCACTCTGGCGCATTTATGTACTCATCCAGGGCCTTTTTCGCAAGCTCCTCTGTTTCGCCGTTCAACTTTACCAGCTTCCCCTGCTTACCCACATATTTCAGGGCCAGATCCTTTTTGTAGTCGGCATATCGCACATAGGCGCGGCTCACGGAATCATGCCATTGATTGCCGTGGGCATCCATCTCCTTTTGGTAGTTGTCGAATAGGCGGGCCATCTCCAGTTTCTCCTCTGCCGTGGCATACAGATCCAGGGTGCCGCCATCGCCGCCGACAGACTTGGCCAACTTTGACAAACGGGCCTTTTCTATCTCGCGGATCTTCTCCGATACTTTGCCCGTCAGCTCTTTAATCTGGGCTGCATCGTCGCCCTTTGCCACGGCCTCGCCCAGCTCGTTCAGCAGCGCATTCAGGGGCTTGCTCTTGCTCTTGAATCCGAGGACACCATTGGCGGCCGTTATAGCCTGCTCGACCTCATATTGGGCCTCCACTTTTGCCAGCTCCGCCTCCAGCATCTTTGCCATTTCTGTGGAGGTCGGGAACTTGTTTTTGTCGGCCACCCATTGGGCCTCAAACTTTAATTTCTTGATCTGGTAAGCCAGATCGCCCGTTGCTATCTTTGTTTTGAAAGCATCAAAGGCGTCGTATAGCTTTTGCACGGCCTCCTCGCCGTACTTTGCCACCAGCTCCTGGTGATGTTTCTGTTCTGGGGTTAGTGGGTTCAGTATTTGCTCCACGGCATCCTTGTTGTCCTTGACAAAGTAGGGCAACGTGCCTTTCGCATTAGCCGCATAATATCGCTCCTCATTCTCTTTCACCCACTCCTGGAATTGTTTGGGCATTTCGTTGACAGCACCATCCACATCGACGGAGCCAGGATCCTCATCCGCCAGGATTTTTTCTACCATATCGTCAACCTCTTTCTGTGAGGCCAGAACAGGCACCATGTAGCAACGGCAGCACGGGTGCCACCCAGTCCATTTGAACGTCTTGGGGTATATGCCTTTTAGGTCGTCGCAAATATCCACACATGGGTGGTTGTTGCTCAACTTTATTTCGACCCCGACAACAAAGTCCAGTTCTGCCCAACGCTCATAGTCCGCCGTTCGATAGGCTATGTTCGTTTCTGTTCTCGCCAGTCTCTGGGCATTCCGATAGCTGGAGCGGTACACACCCCTGCCAGGGTGGTATTTTTTGGGGTCGTCATTGATCCATTGGTAGGTGCCGCTCTCTGCGTCAAACACACGACGTTTCCACTTGTAGCCATAAATCGGGTTCCCGTCCTCATCCTCGCCGATTTTCACGCGGAATCGCCGATAAAATCGGTCTGGGTCTTGGAGGTAGGATTTTATTGTTGTAGCCAGCTTGTTCGCGGCCGTCCCCTCGCCGATAGCCAGATCCATCGCGTCCTCCAACTCGTCCTTATACATGCCGGTGTATTTCCAGACCTTTTGCGATAGGCTCATTCCGTCCTCGCCAGTCTTGCGGGCAAAGAAAGCATCCATTGCCTCCATATTTCGCCGGAAAAACCGCGCAAAATGATTATCCTCGATGGCGTTCTCTCCGAATATAGATTTCACCAGGTTGTCGTTGTGCTCGTTCGATAGGATCCACTCTTTTTGCACGCCATTTCGGATGGCCTGGTACACACGGCTATACATATTTCGGAGGATGGGCGTAACCTCGTCGCTATAACCATACTCCGAGAAAGAGAAAGGCTTGCCCTCTTCCAGTTCGGTACCTTTCACCAGGTTAATAATACTACCCAGGGCATCCAGGTAGATATTGCGAACCTCGGCAGCGTACCCCTCCGTGCGCTTAAAAAGCTCCTTTTGCTGCTGTTTATAGTCTATGTAGGTCTTTTTAGCCATCAGCCCACACGCTTCTCAAAGTTATTGCAGTTATCCATGTCCAGGAACTTGGAGTAGTGGAAATAGGGGCAGCGACAAAGGAACGGTTTGCCATCGGCTCCTTTTTCGTGATAGTCGTAGGAGTGTTTACAATCCCGACAAAACAGCTTTTCAGTATTTTGTTTCTGTACTTTCTTTGCCATAGGTCAGTCTGTTATTTTCAGCATCCACAACAAGCAGATGGCCACACCCAGGACGATACCCAGCGCATCGCATATAACATCGTGCAACTCCACACCGCCGTCAGTGTATTTGTCGTAGATCTCTTTCCCGATACCTATTGCCAGCGTGATGGCGGCAGCGCACCACATAGGCACCAGCGACGCATACAAAACCATGATTAAAGCGCTACACGCGATATGCAAAAGCCCGTCCGTGCGGATCCAGCCCCAGATTTTTGATATTATCGTTTTCATTACTCACCCTCCCCAAATACATCAGTTCTTGACAGTGCGATCTGTTTCTCCATCGCTTCTTCTTGCTCCGCTTTGATACGCTTGTACTCCACCTGGGCGTTCTTCACCAGATAGGACAACTCCAGCGAGGTTTGCAAACTCAACGCTCCGGCCCCGAATTGTTTCAGCACATCGGCCAGCATTTCGGAAACATCGTCGCCAAACGGCTCCTGGAACTCATGGCCGAGCTTCAGGGCCTCATATTTCGCCTTGTTTTGATAGTCCAACACATTGCCCATAATCGCCAGCATGATCGAGGCGTGGCGATTCATATAGTCATCATGCGTTTCTTTGCGTTTCTCGGCTTTGATAACGGCCAGGAACATGATCTTTCGGATTGCCTTTGCCGACAAATTGCCCAGATTTTTCATGTTGTCAAAGTCGATATTCGGCGTGAAAGAATTTCTCAAAATATGTTTATCCAGACGCTCGTACTCGTTTTGTTTGTTCTGGCTGGCTTGATCCCAGGTAAGGTAGGAGATCTGGCCGCCGTTTTTCAGGATATACAGCTTTGCCTCCTCCTCCGATTTCGGCAGCGAATTAAGGATTTCGGCCGTGGCCACCATAGCCGGATTTGCGAATCGGTCGTTCACATCGGCATCGGTGGAGGTTAGATACTCCTCACGCTCGATCATGGGTTGCACGCCATCGTGCTCTACCTCCTGCTCAAACAGCAACACAGGTATTTTACCCACGGGGTTCTCCATGGATAAAACCTCCCAGCCCACATTCTTCCGTTTGGCCCGATAGATCCGATCATCCGTGTAAATATCCACATGGTACACGGTCTTATTTCCCGCCTCCGTCAGGTAATAGCCCCAGGCAAACACTTTCAAACGCTTGTACTGGTCTTTGATGGTATAAATATCGTCCCCGTTCTCTTTGCACAACACATTAAGCAACAGCCTCGGTTTGTTTTCTTTGTCCCGATAGCAATGATAGAGAATAGCGGCTGTTTTCTCGGCGCCAGCAGCTCGTTTTGCCATCCTCACATTCGCATTAAAGCGTATTTCATCCATCAGCGACTTGTAGGCCTCATAGGCCCAATCCGTTCCCTCCGAAAGTTGCAACCATTTAACGGGACGGCCATAGAGAAAAACCAGGGCAATCTCATTGATGAACTGCTGGTAAGGGATAGGTATTTTCCACCTCTTGCGCCAGCGCAGAAAATTACCTTTCTTGTCGTAGATCGCCTTGTTCTTGCGATCGTTGATTTTATGGGCATCGGCCTTATACTCTTGCAGAGCTTTTGCAGCCTCGGCCGATCGGTCGTGCATCATGCGCAAAGCCCTGGAAACATCGTGCGAATCCAGCAGGTCAGTGAACGATTGCTGGTAGCCGATAGCGGCTTTCACCTCGTTGAAAATTGCATTGAAAATCTCCATGTTATTGAGTTTTTATAATCCTAATATCCGCTCTAAATTGTCCGGTATGTCATACTCGTTATAGTCGAACCATGCACGCATAAGAAAGGCATCGCGCCAGTCTGGCGACCGGCCTATGTCGTTTTTAATCTCCGCTTTCGGTTTCAGCATCAGTTTCCCATCGTTGTCGGGTTTCCAGGTTTGTAGCTGCTCAAGCTCGTTGGTGATCTGTTCCTGCTCCTCCTGGCTCAACAAGTCAGCTTCTACTCCCACCTCGGAGGCGTTAATATGTTCGGCCAGCTTGTAGCCGCATTGCGTTTGGAGGTTCTGGTAGTTCTCGTTTTTCAACGCCGTAGAATTGTTCACGAAGCCCTGAATGTCGCAGTTATCCACCACGCCGCCACCAACTCCGTCCTCATCGGCCAGGCAGCGATATTTGGGGATTCTGTATTTCTTTTGGCATCTGGTGATATACGCCTGGATCTCCGTAGTCTTTGATACGGGGAAACATTTGTAGTCCACGACCGTCCATCCATCCCACACCAGGATTCTGGCGTAGTCGGCACCAAAGCGCGCTATGTCGGCCGTCAGGTAGAATTTGCCGTTTCGGATCGCCAGCAGATTCCCGAATATGGCGCATATAGCGTCGTGGCTACAAAGCGCGTTCGGGTTGTCGTCGTACTCCCAGTTGCCTTTTAGCAATCTCTCTTTCTTAACCTTGTCCTTGGTCGTTTTCAGACCCTCGATATAATCGGGGTCTATAAACGGGTTTTCTTGCACCAGGCACGACAGATATGCCTGGTAGTCCGGCAAATCTCCGCGCTTGCTGGGCTTGTAGAAAACATCGTACATCCAGTTCTTTTTGGGGTTGCACGTGATAAACAGCTTTCGTTTCAGCCCATACTCCGCATTCAGGCATCGGCCAACACGGGTTTTCAGCGTATCGTAGGCTCCAAAGTTCACCTCGCCGCCCTCCTCGATCCAGCCGCCCGTAAACTCGGTAGAGCCATAACGCTCATATAGCGGGTCGGACGGGTTCAGTTTCAGATCCAGAAAGTCGATGCGCGAATCATTGTAGAACTCGATATAGTGGAGCTGGCCGTTGTATTTGTAGTGCTCATCCAGATTGCATCCGTAAGTTCTGGAGACGCGGTTAAATGTCAGGTAAGTAGATTGCGTTATCTCCGTCAGGGTTGCGCGACCGATAAACCATTTTGTCCGAGGATAGCAAAGGCTCATAAAGAGCAGCCACGCGGCACCCGTCCAGGATTTCGCACCGCCAGCAGCTCCGCCGTATAGAATCTCCACCTTGTCGGGGCCAGTCAGCAGCCGTAAAGCCTGGTCTTGCTTTTCGTGCTTTTTGCCATCCTTGCAGCAAATGAAATCAAAGCATCCGCGCCTGAAAAGCTCCATCTTTACGGTCAGCCCCATAGATATGTCTACATCTCGCCGCGCCATCATTCACTCCCTTTCTTTATCTTTTCCAGCAGAGTGTTGTATTGCAAAAGCTCCTCGGTGCTCAACCCAGACAGATCGACCACATGCGCCGTTACCTCATTCTCCACCTTTTGCGTAGCCTTACCAAACACACGATCCAAAATAAGCTCCAGGGCATCCGTCCGGCCATACCTTATGCACATATTGATCTGGCTTACCAGCATAAGAATCCAGGCAGGGGTCTGTTTGTTCTGGGAGCCGTCGGCTTTCTTTACCAGTCTTTCCAGTTCGGCGGGGGTCATTTCCAGCAGGGCACGCATTATGTCCTGAAAGTCGCCCATCTCCAGCTCATGGCCTACATTCTTTCCGAGTTGTTCTTTCAGGTACTTATACAGCTTGGGTTTCCGGCCCCGTTTTTGGGGCTGGTTCTCACCAGTGAACTTGTTGCCGTATTTGTTTCCTTTCTCGAATGCCATGCCGTTTTCGTGCCGTTTGGAAAATCAAAATGTGTTTATTAAACACACTATAAAACTGCAACAAATCAAGGGGTTACAAATTAAAACCCCTTGATCCGCTCTACTTGGTCAATTTAGGCCTCTTTCGGCTGCTCCTGGTACTTGCGATAGAACCACGCAATCAGGTCGCCGCCCTCATTTTCCAACTCCTCGTAGGCATCCAGCTCCTCCAGCAGATTGTTGGCCTTATCAATAACGCCAGTCAAAAGACGCTGCTGTTCCTCGGTCGCCGACCATACCTCGATTTCGCCTTTCAGTTGCTGGTCGATCACTTTGATCTCGTCAGCCGATAAAACAATAGATTTCATATAGCAAAGATAGTTATAATTTGTACTTTTTTGTAATCGCCTTGGCAGCCGTCGTATATTTGTCGGCCTTACCATGTACGGCCTTGGTAACGGTTTCCGCCCAGAACTCATTCACATTCGTTTCGGCATATTTGCCATATCCCGATTTCTTTTTGTCCTTGCGCCACCTGGTATATAGCTTCTGGATCTCTTTTCCTGCGGCCTTATGATTCGCGCCGTCCAGATGGCTATTCCATGTAGCGTGCGCCAACTCATGCGTTATGGTATGCGCCATAGGCTTGTTGGTCTTGGTGTGCCAGCCGCTTTTGTAGCCTGCCTGGGTGCTGGAAACGATCGCGCTCTTGGTCTGGTTGAAATAGGCCTTGTTCAGATACACGCCCTCGGACTTTCCACCAACCGTTCGATGCACTCCCAACACTCCGGCCGAAAGGTCTGCCAGCTTTACATTCGTCTGGCGAACCCCCATAACAGAATGATACCTGGCGATAGCCGCTTTCGTTTCTTTGTACACTTGCGCGTTTTTGATGTTCACCAAAGGTTCAACCTTGGCTACTTTCCCTTTGTAAGTAGCGTCGCCAGGTTGCAAACCTCCGCGACCGCCTACACCTCCTGAATTTCTCCCCATGCGTTATGATTTTTTAGCGTTAATAAAATCGGTAACATACAGCAACCCATTTTTGCGGCAGAACTCTTTGATTTCGGTACCGCCGCCATACACCAGCAGGTTGGGTTTCGTCCGACCGCTTATCTCCTGGGCCACCTGGAGATCCAGTTTCAGGCTTTCCATCCAACCGTCCATGCCACGGGTGAAAAATGCGTTGTAACCCTTGGGGATCCCCATTTTGTTATACTCAATGAATTTGTGCGACACGTTCAGGTCGGCATAGACTTTTATGCCCAACTCTTGCAAATACCGCGATAGCCATCGCTTTTTGTAGATAAGCTGGATTCCCCATGCGATTGGGGTTTGGTCGTGGCAGCTACAATTAGGCTCCACGATAGCTTTACACCCACTCGCCAGCAGATTGGTCGGGTCTTTCCAAAGTTTCTCAAACCTGTAGTCATCCACATAAAAATGATATGTCGCCACATCCTTGCGTAAGCGTGAGTTTGCTCCCCAGGGTGTGAAAGGCAACTCCAGGTTTCCGGCCTGCTGCTCCAAAAGGAGGTTCGGGATCTCGAACTCATTATCGCTGTCATACAGCACATCCTTGAACATAGAGCGATAAAACGCCTCCTTATCGTTTATCTCGTCGGCGATTTCGTCGTTGTCATCCTCCTGGCCATCCTCGGCATGATCCTCGCCAGAATCTTCGTTTTTGTCGTTCTGGTCGCGTTTTTTCTTGCGCTTGGGCTTATCCTCTGGAATCTCTATACCCATAAAGTCAAAATCGGTATTCGCCCAGAACTCCTCGACTTGCAACCCGCTATAATCCCATACGCCGTTATTCACATTGTCGCGCAAAATAATACTCTTGCGCTCATCGTCGGTCAGCTCGGAATATAGGATGGTCGGCACCTCCGCAAGTTTCAGCCTCTTTGCAGCCTTCAGACGTTGGTTCCCTGCCAATACGACCAGTTTATCGTCGCGCTCCTCCAGGGCCAGGGGCCGGTGTTTCCAGAATCCATCAGCCACGATACTATCCACAAGCCTCTGCATGTCTGGAGCCGAGATCTTTCTGGGATTCTCGGCCAATAGCGTCAGGTCGGACGGCTTGCGATATGTCAGCTCTCCAACTTTCATATTTCAGATTCTGTTTCGTCCTCGTTTTCGGGTTCGGGGTTAGACGCCGTTTCGCCTCCCATCATAGGCGCAGCCTCATCGCTCGGCAAACATTCGGGGTCATCGAACGCACCAAATGCCAGGCGCACGCATTCGGCCGCACGCACCAGACGAATATGTTTGTTATTTTTCAGGTACACGAAACGATTTTTCTTTACGTCCATGCCAACGGCGTAGAACCCGCCGCGATACGATATAGGGCATGGCACCGTTCCATATATCTCCATATACTCCTGGAAGCACTTGGTAATAGTGGCCGAACGGTTGTATTTACCATTGATATAGATAAGCACATTATCGCCGGTTCGTATCGGGTCATGCGGGAAACGGCGCAGGATAGCACCTCCCACTATGGACGGGATGCCGATCAGCCACGCCACCAGGGCAGCCAAAACCAGGACACATACAATTACAATCATTGTCGTATTCATATTCGCAATTTACTCGGTTAATCGTTGCAAAGATAATACAAATATGCGTTTAATAAACACACGCTCGGCGCAAAAATCACCTACCAAATACCAGCATGGCAGCATCACGCCCGTGCTCATTTGTTCGAGGCTCCCATTTTGTCAGATTCTTAAACGCCTCTTGGCTCATTTTGGTGTAATTCCATTTTGGCGGTACCATCTCATAGCTCACACCGAGGTCGCGCAGATAATCATCCCAGATGGAGGCGTCGCGTTTCACAGATCCAACGCCTTGTAACCGCTTACGCTCCGTTTCTCTGCTCATTCGCTCTGTCCCAAACCAGGTGCGTTGCCTGGGATCCTCCACGCGCACCAGCAGTTTGTCGCCGTCGCGCTCGGCCATATTCTTGTACTTGCACACCATTTCCATGGCCTGGTGTATTTTCACCGAGGACACCAAAACCAGGGATTCCGTGCGGCTATTCCACACGGCAATCCCCGTTTCGGTTCCAGTATCAATACCGATGCAGATCATTTGTCCTCCTCCTCGTTTTCAGAGCCGCGCGGAACCTCGTAGAGCACCACGCCACGCAGGGTTTTCTCCTCGGCACGCGATCGGAACAGTTGCGCCATCACCACATTGTCAGGCACAAACTTATACCGCACCTCACGGATAAGCGGCAGCAGGATCGGGTGCTCGCTGGATATATGCAACCCCCATAAATCGTTCTCTCGCGTTACCGACACGATGGCCGATTTGTAGAGAAAGGTGCCCAGGCGATACTCACCAAACTTGTCGCGGGCCTCCGGTTCGTTGTTGGCCGACCCCTCCAACACTTTCAAAAATTCGGGGTTCAGGCGGTTTTTGCGCTTTGCCCAAAATTCAGGGAAAAACACTTTATTCTTGGGCTTCGTCGCCTCCGTTGATTGATTCTTTTTCATAGATTTACATATTGTTTTGTTTATACTCTCTCATTGCCTGGTGGAAATTTTTGTGCTTATCCAAAAGGAAAATCAGCGCATCCACATCCACGAGGGTCGGGCCGGACTTATTGTTTGCCCAGTCCATGTAGGCCCAGATCTTTCGCAGGTTGTCGGCAATCTCGCGCGCCTCCCTGCTCTCTTTCAGCGCATTCATAACCTCCTTGTTCGTTGCAGTCGTTCGCCCCTGCTCATGCGCCTGTTTCACGGCATTTCTGGCGGCGCAAACCTGCTCCTTTTCCGATTCGTAGCTGTCGGCGATCTCTTTGGCCGCTTTCACGCTCAACTCTCCGGCTACAATCTTGTCCTGTATCTCCTTGGGCAGATCCAGCAGCGAAAGGCACTTGCTCACAAAAGCGGTCGATTTTTTGAACTTGTCGGCTATCTCCACCTGGGTGTAGTGGAACTCATCTTTGAATCGCCGAAACATGATCGCACACTCGTATTCCGTGAATTTCTTACCCTCGTTTCTCATCATCTGCTCGACATACAGATCCTCGATAGTGGCATCCTTGGGAGCTTTCAGAGCCTTAATGTAGGGGATATGCGCCCCCTCGGCGATCGCCATCATCGTGGCACGGTAGCGACGCTCACCATCTACCAGTTTGTAACGCTCCTGACCATCCACCTTGTACGAAATCACGGTAATAGGGTTCAGCACCCCATTCGCCTTGATCTGCTCTTTCAACTCCTCCAGGTCGAACTCTCGCCGCACGTTGAAATTGTCTACTATATCCACATTGCGCGGATCGACCAGGAAAAGGTCTGTTCGTTTTGTCGTGTTTGTTTCCATAGGGTTGTTTGTTATTCGTCAAAAAATTGTTCGTTGTCATCCATAAAGGCATCCATGGCATCGTCGCACCAGGCCCCCTCACATACGGAATCGCCCAGTCTGTCGATCTCGCCGTTTTTCCATGGGCAGTAGTCGCATAGATCATCGCCCAACGCTTGCATAAGCTCCTCTCTATCTCTCATACCTAATATCTGAAATTGGTAAAGTGAATCACGACCCCATCGAAAGTGTCGGCCTTGTCGCCGCCAAAAAACCACTCGATAAAGTCCTCCAGGTTCAGCCCGTCATGGCGGGCAACCTCCTCGATGGGCACCGACTTTCCATCGACCCACACCTGGGGGATCTCGCCAGACGAGACCCGCACCATCCGAATATGTTGCAGCCCGATTCTGTCGTATCTCGCAAACTCGCGCTGCTCCGAATTGTACGGCCGTCCCATCCACTCCCGCACGGAAAGATACTTTCGGCCTTGTTCGATACCTTTGTACCGCTCCTGCCATACATCTTTGGCATTGTGGCGGATGGTGTGGATCTTCTCGCCGCTTTTCAGCTTTCCCTCAAAGCCCGTCAGTTTTCCGGCCTGGCTATGCGTCGCCGGAAAAACCCGACAAAGTGTGAGGATCACTTTCTTCTTTTCTGTTCGTTTATTCATCGTTATTTAAGTTTTATAAATTTACCAGGTATATTGCTTTTTTCCAGGGCCTCGGCATTTCCCTCACCAAAGGAAACCAGCACGCTGCCACATCCAGGGCTGTCGCCTCGCGTTCCATCAGCTCGGTAGAACTTGATCCTGCCCCGAACAAAGAGGATGGCCGTTGCATTCGGGAAAATAAGATCCTGAAACATTTTACTGTCGCACCGATTAAACAACAAGGCGATTCCGTTGTTGTGTTTAACCATTTTCCTTACAAATCGCTCGATAAGAGGCCGAGAATACGGCGGATTAAGCCACACGCGATCCCCCCCCCACACCTGGGCCAGGCCGTCCTCCGAGGCTGTAATATGCCTTTTTGCGGTGGGCCATAATTTATGTTCTGGAGCGCACGGGTCGAGATCGAACGACCCCAGGCTATCAATTATCCATTTTGGCGTGTACCACTCATCCGTGGTATTCGCACATCGTTCAAAACTTGTATTCATACTCTATTCTATGTTTTGCAAACACACTTTTTGCTATAATCTATAGCTCCCACCCTGAAAGTGGAGACGTTCAAACATTTCTCTCATGCGGTCGTCGATACGATCTCCGTATTTCTCGCGGATCTGCTCATCGGTCAGGTTGGAGGTTACAATCGTCCACCTCAAACTGTCGTATCGCGTATAAAGCAACTCCGTAACCGGCGAAAACTCGTTTCCGTACACTTTCAGATTGCTTAACTCCGTGCCCAGGTCGTCGATAAACAGTAACTCCGCATGTTTCGCGTTGGCATATCTGTCTGGGCTTTCGGTGTAGAATTTTACCAGCTCGATCGCCGAAACCCTATAAACCTGTTTTCGCTCATGGCTATACGGCGAATCGTACAAATATCCGATAAGGTTGCATATAGCCCTGGCCATTGTACTTTTGCCTGTTCCGCAAGTCTGGCCGTACATCAAAAGTCCTGGTTTGTAGTCGCCGGTCAGCCATTTTGCGACCTTGGCGACCCGTTCGGCCGTCTGCTGGTCATCCTTAAAGGTCTGAAACCGCCGCGCAACCTCGGCCCGATAACACGCTGCCAGCATTTTTTCGATGGTGCCCTTGGGATTGTCCTCGACCTTAAAGCGTGCTCTTGTAGCCATTACCACCTGGCTGTTCAACACGCGCATCAGTTCGTCTAAAGACTTTCCCTCCTCGTTGAATCTGCTCATAATACTTATCTTTTACCCATCCGCGAATTGTCATGTAGTCCGACTTGTAACGCCTGCCCGTGGAACCTTTGTAGGTGTTCAGAATCTCCACCATTTCCTTGGCCGGATCCTCTCCGTACTCGGCGCAGAGTTTTCCATACTCATCCCGCGTCATGGTTACATTCTCGGCGTATCTGTATTTTTTGGCCTTTTCGGCCTTAATTTGCTGCTCCTTGGTAAGCGGCGGCGGTGCATCCTGGCCAGAGGAATCACGGGCCTGTACGGCCGAAAAAACAGTCGCTTTCGTCTTGGCTCCGCCTTTCAGTCCGGCCTCGCGTCTTTTCTGGCTAATCTCTACATCCCTAACCATACGACGGCTATATATCGCCCCGTCTTTACGAACAGCACAAACTCCTCCCTTGATCAGAGCGTCAATCCACCCGTCCGTACCATCGGAGCAACGGCCGATAACTCGCACGATCTCCTCTCTGGTGTATATCTCGCCATTCGGCTTTACCATCACACCGCGCTCGACGCTTTCCCACATGTAGCAAAGCATATCCATCCACATCCCCCGAACCTCGGCGGACAGCACCTTTAATTCTGGGCAGCGCAACCAGTCGCCAGTGTCAAAGGGCATGGGTGGTATTTTGTGTTTCTTTGCCATTTTGCGGTTAAATATGGAGGGGAGCCATACACTCCCCTCCGTGAGTGTTATTGTTCAATAATTGCAATCTGGGGCGCGATCTCGCGGATTTTGTCCAGCACATTGTCAATACACTTGTCGCGGAAATCCGAGACCAGCTCGTATGCGCCTGGGGAAACCAGTTGCAACACCACATCGCCATTTTGAACATAGTGGTCAAACTCCACCTCGATCGGCGTTCTTGCAGTCCCTTTGAACAGCGCCACATTCAGCGTAAAGCTCTTTGGCAGGTTGCTCTCCACGTGGCTCCGATACACCTCTGCCATCGAGCCGGACGGGTCGCGTTGTTTCTCGATTTCGCTCTTGGCCTTGGCCTTAAAGTTTTTCAGATAGGAAACCAGGCGCATGGCCGCCTCCCGATCTTCAAAGAGACCACGATTCAGGCGGATAAGCTGGCCCAGGGCTGCCGGTTCCCACCCTCGTTTGGGGTCATTGATCCCGAACCTGGAAAACTCATCTGTCAGCTCCACCGTGCCGACAATCTGGCCGCGCTTGTACTCGTCGTGCTCATCCACCACCAGCGTGATCGTCATTTGCTCACGGTCTACCAGGATATGCGCGTGTTTGCAATCCACCGTGTCGATTCTTTTCTCCAACCAGTCGAACGGCGTGGAGATCACACCCTTGATGTTCGCTTTGATGGGTGCCTTGGTAGGCAGAGGTTCAACAGCCTTGGCAGCATCTCCGTGGCGCACGACCACCTCGATAGGCTTCTCGCCCTTGTACTCGCCGATCATCACTTGCACGGCTTCCTTTTCTTTTCTTTCCTCCATAGAATTGATTTTTAATAGGTTTATTATTAGTTCGCAGCACTCCGCAATGCACGGAATACATTTCGCTGCCGCTCCTCCTGGGTCATCTCGCGCTCGTCAATCTTGTAGCCCTCCGGCGTGTAGAATCCTACTTTGCCCTCCTCGTCGTCCACAAACTTGTAGCACTCACCCGTAATGTATTCTCCGCCAGATTTCAACTCGCCCAGAATGATCCCCATCCGCTCGGCCAGGGGTTTGATGCGCCCCTTAATGTCAGCGCGGTACTCGGCCAGCTGTTTCTCCAGCTCATTGATTGTGTTGGCGACCTCGCACACCTCGGCGCGGCGTTCGTTGATTTCAGCCTGGTCGAACTTTCGCGTGTACGACTTTTCGACAATTTGGTCGCAGCTGTCTTTGAGAATGTCCCTGCGACTTTCGATCGGCTCATCAGCCAGCATAATGTCTTTCATATCGCTTGTGTTTTTAGGTTATTTATCCTCATAGGGGCCTCCGACCGTGAAATTGAACGCATAGTATTTGGCCCACAGACCGACGAACTGACGGCCAAAATAGCGTGCCGCGTTATCCGTTTCTTGGCACAAGCGGAACCCAGTGTACGCATCCGCGTTCGACGACCGAACATGCGTATCCAGAGACCCGAAACCCGCAGCCGCCCCATAATACGCATACGCGGCCAAAAGGGCACCTTTTTGATCTTCATCCATATCGGCGATTTCCTCTTTTGTCCAGAGCGCGAACAAGGGGTAGTAGTAGTACTTATCGCCGCGCGGATCAGGTTCTGGGCGAAAATTTCGGCCCCACAATGCGCGGCTCACCGTTTCCAGTTTCATCAGCGCAATAATATGGGACGGCACTTTACCAGCCAGCTCCTGCTCATTCAGCGGCTCCACGCCCAGCGCAATGCAGGCATCCTCGTAAGTTTTGATGGTCGTGTAGTCGTCCAACGACGGCTTTACAGCCTCGCATACATCTTTGCCGAACAGCGCAACAAGCACATCTTTTCCCGCGTCGTTGGCACCCTTGTACGCCGCACGAATGTCATTCACGGCGATCTTGATTTCTTTTGTGTTCATTTTCAATCTTTTTTAGTTTGTTAATCAGCAACTTTGTTAATCGCATCGCATTTACCACCTTTGTATTTCGCTGCCCTGGCGGTATCTGGGCTATCAGTGTCGGAATATGCCGGATAAGCCCCGACAGAACGCTATTTGGTATTTGTATCATCGCCGCTTATCCTCCAGTATTTATTCGGGTCTGGGATCTCTATGTTCAGATACTCCCTCGCATATTCGCGCAGTTTCTCGCAATAGGTAGAAAAGGTTACGGTGTCCATGGTGGCCGTCGAACCTGGAAACTTGATTATTTCGCCCGTGTGTTTGTTCACTACCTTGTCGGCCGTCATCTGGGCCTTAAAAAACTCATGGACTTGCTCAACACTTACGAACTCCCAGCCAGCATCCAGCAGCGCATCCAATAGCATGGGATAGATACAGCCCCAGAGCCATCCGTTTTGGTCGTTGGAACGCGGCTTGCGAACCTTGCGCACCTCAATACGGTAGATTCCATCGCATACCTGCCTGAACCAGTCATAAAGAGGTTTGAGGCTGAACAACCCATTCCGTTTTTCCACCACTACCTTTGCCATATCCTCATCACATTAAATCGAGCGTCAGCCCAGGTTTGGCAATGTAGACGGGCTTTCCAGTCTGGCCGGATATTTCCGACAGAAAAGCGGCTTCGTCGCCATTGTTCTCGCTGCCATGCAGCAGTACAATCTCGCGCACTTTCGCCAGATCGGTGTTCGATAGGAACCTCTTGCATGTTTCCAGGCCCATGTGCGTGGTCATAAGCCGATTTTTCTGGAAAATCAGGGTGCGTCCCTCCTCGATGGCGCGCTGTAGCGCATCGTCGGTATAGTTGCACTCGATTAGCACATGATTGAGGCCGGAGAACCGATAGGCGCACGATCCGCTATCTGTCAGAAAGAGCATCTTGCCCATGGCCGGATGGTGGATTATATACCCAACACACGGAACATCATGCCAGCCGGCAAAAGGCATCACTTTGAAATTACCCAGGCGATACCCTTTGCCTGGCTCGACCTCGATTGCAGCCTGTTCCCCCGCACACCCCTTGGCAGCAAACACCTCCGGCAGGGCCAACGTATAGATTCCTGCTTTCACAATCGAGCCGACCTGCTCGGCATGGTCGTTGTGCTCATGCGTAACAAGGCATCCAGCCACCTTGCGGATATTAAAGCCCAGGGCCTTTTTTATATCCGTGAATTTCACTCCGGCTTCTATAATCAGGGCTTCGTCGCCGTTGTCCAGAATATACCCGTTTCCTCGGCTGGAACTACCTATTACACGCAACTCCATGGCTCCCTCACACTAAAATCCGCAATCCCTTTTCTGCTCGGCCTCGGCTTCCATGGCAGGTGCTCCGACCTCCACAAACGTGGCATCCTCAAAGTTCACGTCCTGGGGGCCAGCATCCAGTCGGCGATCACTCGCCGTGTCCTCACAGAAATCCACATTCTGTGGCTCATCGTCGGACTGGATCGCATTTTGCATTTCCACGGACAAATAACCGTATTTCGACAGCAGCGAACGGAGGCAGGTTTTGATGGCCATATCGTGGAAATTTCCTGTCCATCCGATTTTGCCGTTATACTCTGTAACCGGCAATTTGGCCAGGTTCAAAAGAGTATCCACCGTTACCTCGCTGTCGTATTTGATGGCCTGGGAGAACGCTTTGGCACGCTTGGCCATATCCTCCACCATCACAAACAACGTCTTGCGAAATCCATTCAGCAGCTCAAAGTAGGCGAAATAGCCGACAACCTTATCAGATTTTTTTTCGCCATCCAGGGCGACCTCGCCCGTCAGCTTGCTGACCTTGCGCATTTCGCCCTCATAGATCACATCGGCATTGATTGTGCGGTACTGACCCGTGCGCTGCGCAAGCTGGATAAGCCCCTTATAGCCGATCTGAAAGGATGGCTCTTTCACTCGGTACTCGCGCCCATTCTCGTCCTTTTTCTTTTTAGTGTAGGGGATAATGAATGCGTAGCCCAGGGCTTTCGTTATGGGCAGATGGAGCACGGCAGCACGTAACGCTTCACGGATCACCGCATTGGGATCGCATTGTTTAAGCGAGCTGTCAGAGTTGTAGAGGTCGATCAGCGAGGCGACGAACGCACCCGAATTTTTGCCTACGGCATTTACAAACTGGCTTCTCACGCTGTCCGCTGACAACGCCGCTTGCAGTCTCTCCACATGGTTCGGTACCTTGGGCGCATTCTTGGCCGGTACCGTCGTGGTAGTCGGAACTTGTTTTGTCATGATTTTAACTATTTTACGGTTAATTTTTTAGCTTTCTTATCTACATAGAGGAGCGTTTTTTGGCTGACGGTGGGCAGGATATTGGTTACTCGCTCCGCGTTGTCCACGAAAATCGGAGCACTCACGCCGTTTTTCTTGCATATAGCGTTGATCATATCCAGACCGGCATTCAGCTTTCCGGCATCGTTCACATCTGGGTATGGCACACCTTTAACCGTGGCGACGCAGGTAACGGCATCATTGCCATTCAGACGCTTGGACACGAAAGAGAAAGAAACAACCTCGAACATGCCATTTATGCGCTCCATCAGCTTTTTGTCCTTGTCTTTTTGGAAAGAGGTTGCAATATACTCCCAACCATCCAGCTCGGCCAGTCTCTGGTTGGCGGCAAGGCGCTGTTCATTCAGGGAGGCGATCTCCTTGTCGGCGCGTTCGATGGTTTCGCGCTTGGATAAGCGGCTGGCAAGATCCTCGATTTTTGCCGTAAATCCGGCCTTTTTCTCCTGGAGGCCCGACGCGCCTTTGACAGCCACAACCTCGGATAGCTGGTTTTTCAGCTCCTCGATTTCGTTGGCCAGCTCGATACACTCCTTGTCGGCCGCGATAATTGCCTCCACATCGACTTTTTCGGGCACATTATTCTTTCGCTCATCAATCTGGGAGGTCAGGTTTTCGATCTTTACATCCAGATCCTCGATAGCCGATACGTGTGCCGCCATGTCGTGCTGAATATCCTTCAGGGAGGTTTTCTTGCTCTTTCCACGCTCCTGGATGGCCAGCAGCCTGCTCGACTTGTCGCGGTTGAAATTGACTTGCATCTCCGCGCGTCTGGCCTCCACATCGGCGGCATCCAGAGGTCGTTTGCATGTCGGGCAGATACCTAATGCGGGGTCAAAAACAAAAGCTGTTTCGTCGATCTTGTAAAACTCCTCACGCAGTTTGGCCAGCTCACTTTCGACTTGGGCGACCTGTTTGGCCGCTGCGTCGCGGGCCGCGGCTTTACGAGCACGATCGGCTTTCAGGCTTTGCACACTCTGTTCAAGGTCTCGGATAGCGTCGATGGCAGCAATACGGTCGGCCGTAGCATCCTGCTTAATCTCCCCCATACGCTCGGCTTGGCGCATTTTTGCATCGGAGATCTTGCGCTGGATCTCCGCCTTGCGTTCACTCTCCGCGTCGTAAATTTTGCTGGCATCAGCGAGCTGGGCATCCACGGTCTCCATATTTCGTTTGGTTTGCGCCAGCTCCTTTTCCAGAGCGGCCCAGTCCTCGGCCTCTGGCTTCAGTTTCTCGGCCGTTTCAATCTGCGACGGGATTACAGCCAGCTGGGCATTCTGCTCTCTTTTGGATGCAGCCAACTCGGCCAGGAAACGGTGCAGAGGTCGGCCGTTCATTTCGGCCAGCATTTTCTCGTAGTCAGGGTTCAGACCCACCACCTCGTCGTCGCTGACGGTTCCGGCCAGGTCGAAAAGCACCTCCTTTTGCATATCCGCATCCATTGAAAAATAGTAGTACGGGTTGGTGATCATGCGGAAAACATCCTCTGGAATGATTTTGTTTACCTCCTCGTCGTACTCCTTTTTGGTGCCACATTTCACATCGTTGATCCAGAATGAGGAGGTATGGCCCAGCAGCACATCGTCAGCATCGCGGCGCGACCAGTTCTCCACCAGAGCGCGTTTCAGTTTCAGTTCGCGCCCGTCCACATCCAGAACGCCCTCGACGGAGTGCTCCAGTTTTGGGATGGGATGGCCCAACTTGTCCACCGTTTTTACTCCGAAAGACGAACGACCGAGGCTGTCTTTCCCCCAGAGCAGCCATGAAAAGCTACTGGCCAGCGTCGTTTTACCTGTTTCATTATCGCCCAGGATTACCGTATCGCCAGAATCCCGAAAGGCGATCTCCAACTCACGAACGCCCATAAAATTTACAAGCGTCAGTTTTTTGATTTTGATATTTGCCATAGTTACCTATTGATAATTTTGTTTAATGATTCCGATTTGTCGATAGCCAGCAGTTCGGCCCTGGAATATCGGACGGTGGAGTTGCGCGAACCTCCCGTGCGGTGCGGGCAAATAAGCCCATCCTTTCTCCAAAGTTTCACGCGCGCCTCGCCAAATTGCTTGTAGGCCTCGCGTTGGGATATGAGATCAGAGCCTGGGGCCATATTTTTCAGATATGTAGCCACGCCCAGCTCCGCCATGTCCTTGCAGAGGTTTTTAATCTCGTATAGCTCCAGGGCGATCATAAATTATCGTAGTGCGTTAATTCGTTTTGCGCGTTTCACGCGAGCCAGATAGTGGTATACGCTCTCGCCGTACCTGTCATCCTTGTAGAACACATACATAAAAAGATAGCCAATAGCGGCAGTTGCAATATGCCAGGTTGCAGCGCAAAAGATTACGCCGCAGAGTGCGATGGTTCCCAATAGGGCCATAAGGACGCACCAGCATAGGTTTTGGAGAGTTTCATTTTTCATATCGGTGTTGCATTAGAGTTTTTTAGTTAAAAAGTTCGCTGGTCGGAACTCCCAGTTCTTTCGATAGGATGGATTGCTTTATGGCGTCCGGCTTTTGGGTACCGGCCAGCCAGCAGCGCACGGTTGTTTCAGACACCAAACAGATTTCGGCCATTCTCCGAACCCATCTCGTTTTCGGTGCCACTGCCTCTCTTGTCGGCAGAGCTTTGTAGATCTCCACAAATTTCCCTTTTGATTTCATTTCAAAATGTTTTTATTGTCCTACCTGTGTTTTATGAGCGCATTTTGCTATATTTGCGTCGATAAAGTAACATTTCAGGTGCAAATATAGTGAATTAAATTTACTAATTCCAAGTTTTAGAGAATTATTTTCACCGAAAAGTAAATAAAATTTTCCAAATACTGGCTATATGGCTACAAATGAGGAATTTAACAGTTTAGTAAAAAAAGCGATATTCTACATGAATATCAACCAGGAAGAGCTGGCGGAGCGGCTTGGGATCTCTCCGTCGTATTTGTCAGGCATAAAGCGCGGCAACAAACAAGCGTCCGATATTTTACTCCGTAGAATTACGGAGTTATTATCCGAATACGAAGCGTCTCCTGTAGGAGGCGACACAACCGAATCGTCGGCCGAACCGACCGACACAAAGGAGCGGCTACTAAAATTTCTCAACTACAAACGAATCGGGCAGTTTAAGTTTGAGCAATCTATCGGCATGAGTAGAGGATGGGCAAATAAGGTCGGCGACAATATCAGAGAATCTAATTTGCAAAAGATTCGTGAGGTGTACCCAGAGTTGAACATTATTTGGCTGAAAACCGGCCTGGGTAGTATGTTGGCGGATGCCGCGATTGATGGGCCGCAGAGGAATGAGCAGGCTGCACAGACGGTGCGATTGATCCCGTTGGCGGCGCAGGGCGGCTCTTTGAATGATTTTGTTGTATCAATCAAAGAGAACGATTGCGAGAAGATCATATCGCCCATCCGTGGGGCGGAGTTTGCAATGGTAGTATCAGGTGATAGTATGGCACCTGAATTTCCGAACGGGTCGCAGATATTGATCAAGCGCATAAATGAGCGCGCTTTTATCGACTGGGGCAAATGTTATGTCCTCGACACATGCAACGGAACCGTGATAAAGATCCTGGTGCCGTCCGAGCGTGAGGGATATATAAAATGCCTTTCGATAAACAAGGATCCGATATATGCCCCCTTTGAGGTGGCCTGGGAGGATATTTACGGAGTGTTCAGAGTGTTGCTTTGTATGTCGGTGAAATGATAGCCTTGGTTTTCGTTTTCGTGATATGCCTGGCCGCCTCCGTGATAATGGCAGCAACCAGGCGGCAGGCGGAGGAGCCTATTATGGTGATGGAACCAGCCAGAAAAAAAAGAAACAAAAGGTGCGTTCCTATGCGGAGCACCAAAAGAGAATGAGCAAGAAACGGTATTTGTCCGAGCACTCCGAATATGTCTATACGCCAATTCCAGAGGCCCGCAAAATTGTGGAAATTCAGGATCAGGAACTTATAGACGGAATTTTGGCAGCGACACTCAACGGAGAAAATGCCGTGAAAGTTAAACGAGAAACATATAACAAATTCTATAATGGAAAATTACAGCAGAATGGTGATTAACCTCTACAAAGATGCGATCTTGGGCCGCGCGACGGCCGATCGGATTCTGGGGGTTGAAAAAGAATTATCGTGCGCTTTGACAGCCGCGCGAATCAATAACGAGCCGACGGAACGGTTGCAAGAACTAATCGAGGATTTACATTTTTTACCGAGTAAATGAATACACCCGTGAGCAAACAGATAATCGGACGATTTTATGAAGCCCTGGATGCAATCATCGCAATGGGCAAAATCAGAGGCGTGAATACCTATTGCCGGTTGTACGAAATAGACCGCCGTAACCTTTTGGCCCAACGCAAGGATCTGGGGCGCGGCTGGTTCCAGGTTTCATGGCTACAACCGATGGTAAAAGAGTATGGGATCAGCGCGAACTGGTTGCTATTAGGTACTGGTAAAATGTTCAAGTAAAAGGCGGATAATCCGCCTTTTTGTTTCTTTCCCCCACACCCCCTATTTTCTTATTTACTATCCCTTATGTATCTATACTTATATATAGAGTTTATTATATCCGCCACAACCTATTTCGTCTGTTTTGATTAGGCAAAATATATTTCGCAAATCATTGATTGACTGTTGTGTTTTTATTTTTGATTAGGCAAAATATATTTTGATTAGGCAAATGGTTAGGCAAAAGTAATTTTATAATATGCTGAAAATAAGAACATTGTGTTTTTGATTAGGCAAATGGTTAAGCAAAACGGGAATCCGCGTTTTGATTAAGCAAAATATATCCTACAATAGATTGATTTACAACGCTGTTTTATATTTTGATTAGGCAAAATCAATATCCAGCAGATCCAAAACCTTGCGATTCGCCTGGTCTATCAGATCCCAGTTCTTCCGTATGTATATATCCGTTACGCGCGTCGTGTCGTCTACATGGTTCAGTGCGGTGTGTACCGTCCACTTGTCTACACCGGCATCATTCAGTGCGATTGTAGCCCAGGAGTGGCGCGCCGCATAAAATTCCAGGTCGTCAATCCCCATAACTTGACCGATTTGTTTCAACCCCTTATTTAAGGCATAGGAGAATGTATTTACCGACCCATACAACTTATGGAAACAAAAAAGTCGCTCCCCAGATGGATCCAGATATTTTTTCACCAGAGGTTCCACCTCCGACTGGATTTTGATCGAGATCTCGGCGCGGTCAGCCCGTCTGTTTTTTGTCTTGGTGCGCTCGTAAGTAATCCGGCCGTCTTTGCAGCCACTCGCTGGGCACAAATAAAGATCCACCGCATTCATTCCGCAAAGTGCAAAGCTCAACAAAAATACATCCTTTGCAAAGTTGAAACGGTTGGTGCCAGGTTGTAGTATCTGGGTGTACTCCAGGCAGGCGATCGCTCGTATTTGGTCTGGGGATAACGCTCGCTTTTTTGATATTGGCACCTTTGGTATATCCACATTTTTGAAAGGTGAGTTTGGAATACGGATTATACCAGCATCCTCGTCATTAAACTCCCTTTTGGCCCTATTATGGATTGCGCGCAACTGGGATGGGTACAGACTTTGAGCGCGGCTTCCTTTCTCTCGGTTGGGTCGGGCAGGCCGTTCTGTGAGGTACTTTATCCAGTCCGAAACAAACCTGGCCGTAATCTCTTTGATGGATATTTTCTCGCGGCCCACGAATTTCACCAGGTTGTTGATCGCCACCTCGTAGGATCTCGCGTTACCGACGCGGCCAGCATCGTACAGCTCCTGAATAAACCGCCTCGCGTAGTCCACAATATCGAGGTCGAAATTTCGGCCATCGTCGTGCTCGATCAGGTACACGACCTCATCCACGGTCATACCAGGCAATCGGTCGCCAACTCGGTCGCATATCTCTCGGTATTTGCGAATCAGCGCGTCGGTGTAGTCTATGTATCGCTGGTTTTTGATTTTCAGCGATCGGGTCATATCCTCCTTGGTAATATACCACGGTGTGGCCAGGAACCGTTTTTGCCGGTTGTGGGTTACTCGGATTTTGATATTATAGGTTCCGTCCGCCTTTTTATGGTGCGCATATACCTCTGCCTTGAATGTCGCCATTTTGTAGAACATTTGTAGAACATATCGCCGCAAATATATACATTTTTTGCGGTAAATGCAGAAAATGAAAAACCCCGTTTCTTTCAAAACGGGGTTCAAAAGTAGCTCCGAGGGGAATCGAACCCCTATCTTAAATTTAGGAAATTCACGTTCTATCCGTTGAACTACAGAGCCTTAATGTTCACATATCTTGCGTTTGCCGCAACTCTCCAGGCGCGGAGCCTTTTATGGTACCCAGTTCAATGAACGAATGTTTAGGAAACCCTCGTTCTATCCCTTGAACTATAGAGCCATTAAATACCGCGCGGGGCGGCTTTATTCATTCTTCGTCCCTCGACCGAGACGGCAGAGGCTTCGTGTATCACTGTCCTCTCTCCCGGAACGGCCGGGGCGTATGTCGTTGCCCATCTGCCGAAGCAACCCGGGCAGTTTCCCCCCCCCTCCCGGCGGGTCAGTATTCCACCTTGTCGCTCTTCTCGTCCCAGAGGCGGAAGGCGGCCAAGGCCTCGTCGTGCAGCAGCTGCGCCGAGGGGATGGCCCGCTCGGAGGGCGCCATCGGAATCTGGTCGTAGATGAACGAGTCGTCGAAGTCGATG